TTCAATTAAATCACGACCAGTAAGTTTACTTTCTCTGTATTCTTCTCCAATAAATCTAATATCAATCTTTTGAGATTGTAGTAAATCTATTAGACTTTGTTCTGTATCATATGGAATTATTTCATCAACATATCTTACAGCGTTTAGTTGAACATATCTTTCATATACTGATTGTACAGGTTTGTTTTTTTCTTCCCTATCAATAGTAGGATCAGTCTGCAACCCCACTATGAGATGATCACAGTGAGACTTTGCCTCTTCTAACATAACTATATGACCAGCGTGTAATAGGTCAAATGCACCACAAGTAAATCCAATCATCTTATAATATCAATCTGATCAATACTGTCTTTGCTCCACACTTCTAGTTTTCTACGGAGTCTACCTTCTGTAATCATCTTGTTATATCGTTTAGTAGCAAGTTTCTTCCACCATGTGATAATAGCGTCAAGTTCAAATCTATCATAGTTTTCTGCTTTTGTCAAGCCCTCAGTTTTACCTAATAGAACATCTTTTGCATTTGAAAATCCAAACTCACCCATGTAGAATCGTTTCTGTGTTGTTACTCCACCAGCCTTTTCCATTGCAGCAGTAAACAACTCATACGCTTTTGTATCATGTTTTTTCAGACTTGATTTGATAACACCTATCCATTTTGTCTGCAGCTTAAGTTTCCGTGATGAAGCACCTTTGTGTATCAATTCTTCTCCATCATTCTTTTCAGTAAACCAATCACGCATTTCAAAATAGATTTCTTCACCAAATGTTAGTAGAAACTTAGATTGTGTATCACCTTTATAACGTAAATAAGGCCGCATACCATCATACATAGATGCACCTTTAAGATTCCCGTAAAGTGAGCTTGTCTCAAAAAGGCAAAACTCTGTATTATATTTTTCATTCAACATTCTACGAACTGCATGTGAGTTACAAATTGCAGCCATTAGTTTACCGCCAAGGTAGTTATAACCAAATGGTTGTACAGGTACAATATTAAATCCCATGATAGCACGTTTATTAAAAATAGGCAAATCAGGCACACCACCCAAGTAATCATTACGTGGTTTAGAATTGATTAGTGGTGAACCTAGTTTAATAAAACCAACAACAGTATTTGTATTTGTTTCTTTAACTATTAGTTTCATCTCTTTGCCTGGCGCATTATCTGGTGAGAATGATGCAACCATTTCAAGCATTGTATCAAATGTTTTTGTTTGCATCTGAACAACTTGAAAGGTCATGTCCTCTGGATGCATATCAAAAGATTGAAACATATCATCTTCTAAACCCATGCCAGGCAATGATACTGGAATGTTTTTTACACGTTCTATCTTACGAGCTCTAAAGTAATCATCAATGCGTCCAAAGTTTTCAAAGTATTTTATTAACTTTGTTGCAGCATAAACAGAATCTTCTTTATTTAATATCATATTAGCCTCAAGTATGGAGCGGGTAGAGAGAATCGAACTCCCATCTTCAGATTGGAAATCTGTAATAATACCATTATACTATACCCGCCTTATTCATTATCATTATACCACTATTTAACAGTTTTGTCAAGAGAAAAAATCCTCTAATGTTCCTTGTGTTCCATAACTACGATCTACCAACCAATTAATCTTTTCAAGAATAAAGTTTAGTGGATCAACAAATGATTTCTCAAACTGTGTTTCTCTATCCACCATCTTATGAAAGTCTAGTTCAACAGGTAGACTTGTGATGAAAGATATAGACGTACACTGATAAATGTTTGGTGCTCGTAAATGTAAAAATTTAATCTTATCACCCTCTTGAATATATGGATACTTGTTACCAAGCTTGTTTTTCTTTACCAGATGATTATAGAGGATTGCGCCTTTACAATGAATAGGAGCTCCTTTACCAAAAAGTTGATTAGGATCACTGAACTTTTTTAGTCCATTCACACTTCTTGGATACGCAATATCTTCTGGTGGTAGATTCATAAACTCTTCTCTAAATTCTTGTATAAAGGTATTTAGCATTTTCTCATCACCATTCATAATGATTTTAAGACCTTGTTTAATCTTTTCACGACAAGGTGCTGGAGTAGAAGATTTTACTGCCTCTATACCCATAATCTTGAGTTTTGCTTCTTTATACTGAACACCCTCATTATCCCACACATTTAGAATGTATCGTTTCTTTGCAGTCCATATACCTTTGTCTGCAATCGCTTCACGAGCCATCTGCATCTTCTGATCATAAGCATTTACATACTCAGCCAAATCCTGATAACTTTTGTCAATAAAAGGTTCAATCTTCTCATTAGCGATTTTATCCATGAATGAGACAATCTTCGCAGTTTCCGTTCCCTCTTCAAACACACTATTAACCAATCTGTCAAAAGTAATGTAAACTGAGTCTGTATCTGAGGCAATAACATAATCTTCGCCAGTCGTTTCCAACAACTTGTTAAGATATTCGTTAAGAGCTCTTTCAATCCAACGAATGGATAACTGACCAGAAGTAGTAATTGCTTCAGCAACCAGAAGATCGTAATAACGAAACCATACATTACCAAGAGCACCATAAGCAGAGTTGAGAGAAATCTTTTTCGCCATTTGGATATTGTTGAACTTAGATATGTCTTTAAGTAACTTAGGGTCTTTTGTATCTTCATAATCTTGTTTCGCCTGTAATAATAGTTTCTTATACTTTACACGATCATTGTACATAGATTGCATAATAGCTGGAAGAAACCCCTGTTTATCTGTTTTAAATAATGCACCATTTGGTGTAAGTGTTACACCTTTCATTATTGAAGTATCAACCTTCTTGTCTAACAATTTATCTACATTCATACCTTTAACTTTTTCTTGAGAAACAAGTGTCTCAGGCGAAATATTATATTGCATGATTAGATGTGGATACAAAGAGTTTAGATCAAATGACATAACCCATTTATGCATACCAACTTGTGGGTCTTTTACATACGCACCTTCAAACTTTTCTGGTTTTTCAGATTTTGTTTTTTGTGGAATTACTATGTTTTTACTACGCAAAAAATTATAGATAAGAATATCCCAATACTTGGTAGAACCAAGCACATCCATATAATTTACTTTTGCATCATAAGCCATCGTTAGACAAAGTTCAATGAGTTTCATCTTTTCTTCTAGTCTGTCAACTAGTTCAACATCCATGATGTTATATTCCAGAAACGATTGATAGTCTTTAGTATACCAATCTTTAAATGTGTTGAATGGATTACCATCTTTACGTTCACCTAGTTCAACGAATGCAATATGATCAAGTCGATATGATTCTTGACTAGTATATGTAAACTTACGATATAGATCAAAATAGTCTAAGTGAGCAATACCCTGTATATCATACAGTTGGTGTTTACGGCCCATCTGAAACATTTCTCTAGATTGAACACTACGCCAAGGCGATAGTCTTTTAACTTCGTCTTCACCAAACAATTGTATAATACGATTACACAAATAAGGAATATCAAAAAACTCTGTATTCCATCCTGTGATTATATCTGGTTGATTGTTTTCCCAAAAAGCAAGAAACTCTTTTAACAGATGTACTTCACTTTCACACTGAACATATTTTACATCTGAACGATCATTACGAAACTCACCAATACCCCAAACAACAAACTGTTTACTTTGATGGTCTTTTATAGTAATTGAAAGAAATGGTTCTGCGGCCTCCTGTGGATTAGGAAAACCGTTTTCACACTGAACCTCAATATCAATTGTAAAAATTGATATCTGATCAATGTCATATTGAACAGTGTGTGGATATTCATCAGCGATATAACTATAAGGATACATGGCGCTACCATATATCAAATGAGATTGATTTTTATATTGTTCAACCCATGACTTAGCTTCTTTTATTGTATCGTGTTTAATAGGAGTTACATATTTACCATCAAGAGTTTTCCACTCTGTAGGTTTTGCAACAGGTGCATAAAGAGTTGGTGAATACTTAACCCTACGATTAACACGTTCACCATCTCTAATTTCTCTTAATAAAAGGAAGTTGCCCCACTGGACAATGTTTGTATAGAAGTTCATTATGTAAATATATCACAATTCTGCTGTAATGTCAATAGGTTTATTCATTAAATGTTCATATTTAATTGAACATCTTCCTGTAATAATTCTGCACTAGCTACAAAATATTTGTCTAACATTTCTATACGATCTTCAGCCATAGCCATCTTATCAAGTTCTTCTTGGATTGCTTCCACAATATCACTATGTTCACCAATACCTACACTTTGATTCATATAAACCATGATATTTGTTTTTGCTCTTTCCAATTCACCTTCAGCATGCATTCTTGCAGCCTTTATTAGTTGTGCGCTCATACTCATTCATATTCTCCATTTGTTGTTACTAAAAATTTTCTTTGTGGATTTACCATCACGTTAAGTTTATTCATTACAAATCTATTTAATAA